CTAAGCCGATGGTCGCAGGTTCGAATCCTGCCGGGATCGCCATTCTCTTATTTCTCCGTTGTTTTCCAAGGTGTTATCCTCGGTATTCTGACTAACAGGATTGCCGTTAGTCAATTCAGTGTCGAAGGCCTTGGCCGATTTGTCCATAGCAGATCGCGCCAGAAGCTTGCGTTGAGCCTCACGGCAGTAGCGCTCGACCTCTCGGATGTCGGTGTGGCCGGTGATCGACATGATCTCCAGGGCGGAGCATCCGGCTTCCGCCAGACGGCGGCAGGCGGCCTTGCGAAGACCATGAGGAGATGATCCCTCCGGAAGTCCTGCCTTCGCTGCCGCGCCCGAGATATAGGCCGAGAAGGCCTTCTCCGACCGTGCCTTCTCATTGCCTTTCGAGATGAAGGTCGCGGCCGATCGAGGGCACTTCTGGATGAAGCGCCGCAGGTCTGCATGGACCGGGATATGAAGCTCAGCACCGGTCTTCTTCGCCTTCACGACGATCAGATCGTCATGCAGGTTCGCCCAGCCGATTCGAACCGCGTCCGACCGTCGGAGGCCGGTGTGGAGAAGAATCTCCATCGCGACTCGCTGCGGCGTGTCCTCAGGCCACCGAGCCCGATAGGCAGCGATGTCGTGCTCCGTCCATGTGCGATGCCCATCGGTCTTGATCTTCGGCTTCTTGGCCGCCCTGACCGGATTGTCCGTTCGGAGCCCTGCTCCCACAGCATAGTCGAAGACCCCGATCAGCCGCTTGCGGAAGTTGCTTGCCGCTGCCGGCGTGTCCGCCATCTCGTCGATCAGGTTGTTCACATGGTGCGTCTTGATGGTCGCAATCGGACCATCACCATGCTTCTCCCGAAACCGCTCAAGGATGCCGCGATAGACCGCCTGCGTCGATGAGGCCAAGGCCCTGAACTCGGTCGATGCATAGTAACCGACTATGGCCGCGCCGATCGTGCCGGGCGCGTTCCTCGTGGTCTTCTCCGCCTGCTCGGTAGCGTCCATCGCAGCATGATAGGCCTTCCAGAAGGCCTCCGATTTATACGGGCCAGGTAGAGCAATACGGGGATGACCGGGGCGGCGAAGATAGATCCGCCGCTTCCCGGTCCTGTCCGTATACACGTTGACGTATTTCAACCGCTTCTCGCGCACGCCTTGTCCCAATAGTTGTCGTTGCAGGCCACCATGGCCTTGCCGTCGAAAAGCAAATCTAGGTCGTGTCTATCATAAAGCTCAACTCCGAATAGCTGGCGCGGGGCCGGGATTGCCCCGGCCTGCCGCTGCTTGTCGAAATGACTGGGGCTGATCCCGAGATACGCCGCCGCCTGTGCCCTACGAAGGCCACGAGGAAGGATGTCACAGGCCGGCACGGTCACATGCCTCCGACACCGCAGGATCAATACCCAGCGTCCGGTGCAGCCCGTCGACAGCCTCGTCGTCATCGGCCTCGGGCTCGGGTCGGGTCCAGATTTCTGTGAAGCATTCGACTCCGCGCTTGCGGGCCTCGATCTCCAGCGCATCCTCGACCCGCTCCTCCAGCGGCACGCCCTCATCAGGCGACAGCTCCAGCTCGTGGAGCGGTATGAACTGGCGCAGCGGTTTCGGCTCGGGCGGCATCTTGCCCCCCATGGCCTCGTACTGCCGCACAGCCTTCTCTGCCACGATCTTGGCGAGAGGGGAATTGATCGCCCACTGCACCCCCGATCCCCGCGCGGTCGGTTTCGGGGAATGGGCGAGGTACTTCCCCTTCTGGTGCGCCAGAAGCGCACCGTTCACCTCCATCTGAAGCTCCGGGATGGTGATGTCGATGAACGCCATGGGCGTCCACTTCCGCGAGAAATCTGGCGAGCGCGGCGTCATCTTCACGCCCATCACGTTGACGGTCAGGTCGGTCATGCCGGAACTCCCGATTCCACGAGCAGGTTCACCCAAGCGCGCCGCTCATCAGGCTCGACGCTGCGGATATTGTACATTGTGCCGGTGCGGCCGTTCTTCGCCCTCCATGCAGGCGTCACATCGGCCATGGCAGGTTGCCAGCGCATCGTGATCGCGATGGTCTGCGTCCCGGCGAGGCGGGCGGCCATCACCGTCTCGGTGCCGCGCAGGATCTGGATGCGGGCCGGCGCGGTGAAGGCGGTCTGCCATTCCTGAATGACGCCTCCATAGCCGTCATCGACTTCCACATAGTTCTGGATGTCGATCACCTCGCGAAGATCGCCAGCGGTGGTCAGTGCAGCCATTGGTTCGGCTCCTCTTCCTCGAAGAGTTTGTCGCGCAGGTTTCGGTACTGGCGCATGAACCGCGGATGCTCATCGTCGCGCATGTATCGCATCCAGCCGCAGCCTTCATCCTCAAGCCCGACCATTGCCCAGCCGGCCTCATCCATCGCGGCAAGCTGGCGTCTGATTTCAATGGCGCTCGTCATGCCGCGTCCTCCAGCCTGCCTCGGTTATCGTTCGCCCCGACCAATCCCATGTTGAGGGGCTGGATGTACTGATCACCGTCCGCGCCGATCGATGACAGGTTTTCAAAGGCCCTGATCTCGTTGACGTTGAGCCATCCCCCCTCGCGGCCGACGCGGTAAGCCGCGTATCTGGTCGACAGGTCACCACGAAGCAGGCCCGCCAGATCATGTTCGATGAAGAACGCCTTCCGGCTTTCCGGGGTCAGCAAGGCAACGTTTAGCGACTGCTCGATGCGCTTCGCCATGGGCGCGAGGCATCGCGACACCAGCGCCCGGCTCTCTTCCGAGATGCTGGAGTAGTTCTGCCCGTCCACAATGCCGGCGACTGACGGCGGAACGCCGTAGACCCTTGCCACGTCCAGATTGGAAAGCTTGCGTGACTCAAGGAACTCGGCATCCCTGCTGCTCATGGCGATAGGCGACCATGTAGCGCCTCCGTCCAACACGATTGGATCATTTGCCTTCAACTGGCCAATGAACCGAGCCCGGAACTTTTCGAGCGCATCGTCCTTACCCGGAGCGCCGAGCTTGTTCGGGAAGGTTAGGACACCGGAGGGGCGGAAGGCGTTCTCCGCAGCGCTCCCGGCTTGATCCTGTTGCGCCAGCGCCAGACCGAAGGCCGCCGCGGCGATCTGGATCGGGCTCATCCCGAGGATGCCGTCCTTGGTCCGATAACGCAGGTGAAGTACTTCCTCCTGAAGCAGCACATCGGTCCCGCCGTCTGGCAGAGCGTGCTTGTAGCGCAATCGGCCGTTCTTCAGAAGCTCGACCGTCACCGATCCGGCCATGAGGGGATGCAGGGCGACAACCTGTCCGCGACCGTTCCGCTCAATCTTCGCGAAGCCGTTGCCGTAGGTCAGGACCGACGCCAGCAGCCATTCGCGCGCCTCGAATGCGGTAAGCGTCGGCGCGGTCTGGTCATGCAGGACGGCATAGAGCGGATGGTCCGTCGCAGCCTCGCGGCCGCCGTTTTCGGTGCGCCGATAAAGCTTCAGCGGGACGCTGGCGAGGTTCTCCGCAATGACGCTGATGCACCGATGGGCGACGGCGTGGCCGCTGGCCTTCTCGATGTCGGCCCGCGCCTGCCAGCGCGCACCAAGGAACTCGCCAAGGAACGGGTCGTCTGACGCTATGCGCTGCTCTGCCTTTCCGAAGGGCCACCACTTCATTGCGCGGCCTCCAGTTCGAGTAGGGCAATGCGGCGATCAGCGTCCGTACGCTGCTGACGCGACCGGGCCTGCACGGTCGTTCCGCCATATGCCGGGAAGGACTGGACGACACTGATCTCATGCAGGACGACGCTGCGCAGTTCGCGCTTGTCACCGCTCCACGCCTCGCCGCCGTCAGGCACGGTGAATGCGAAGCTGGCCCCGCCCAGATCGCCACGAGAGGCAAGGGCGAGTATGTCCCGGCCGAGCGTGGTCTCTGGCAGATCGATTTCGAAGCGCAGGCCGCGCTCATCCTCATGGAGACGGAGGGTGCCGCTCTTGGTCCGGGCCAGCACCTTACCGGAATCATGGTCGACCAGCGCGAGCTTGTCTTTGCCGTCCGCCAGCGAGCCGGAGAACGCGCCCCTGCGGATCACCTCGTGGAAGTCCGCAATGCGGGTTTCTTGGTCGAAGACCGCGGCATAGCCGATCAGCTTTCGACCTTCTGCGCGGGTCTCGGTCGCCGCGCGTTTTTCGATGGTCATAGATGGATCTCCCGATAGGGCGCTAAAAGGGCGTCAACGCCGAATTGAACGGCATGGCTCGGCTTCTCGCCGGCCGCATCGCGCGCGCTATACCAATGGCTGATTAGAAGCTTGACGGCATGGACCACGGCGGGTTGGGGCGGGCTATCAAAGCCCACCCCGATCGCACTCACATAGTCCATCGCCGCGTCGATGAGGCTTTCAATGTACGCATCGTCCGAGTCGAAAGTGACCCGGAGATGCGCCTTGGCCTCCGCAAGCGAAAGCGCCATGCGTTAGATAGCTTTCCACGCAAACGCTTCGTCGTGGCGCACCGCGACATCAGCGTCGAGGAACGCATGCAGCCAAAGCCCGCCCTTCGACGCGTCCTTGTAAGGGTTGGTCAAAATGTCGATGCCGCTCCAATACCCGACGAGAAGGTTCGACCACGCGCCGAAAATGAGCGGATGCGCGGCCGGCGATCCGGAGCCCGGAACCTGATTCGTAGAAACCACACGCTCGCCGTGGAACGTCTCCGCGATCGAAAGCGGCCGATTGCTATCGGCGTCGAACTTGATCTTCCGCGCGGCGTTGGTAACGGCCGGGTTCGTCAGGAAGCCCGTGGTGCCGGTCACGTCGTCGAGCGCGAGCGCGCCGATCAGGTCGGCCGCGATGTCCGAAAGCTCGGACTCTGACGTACCGTGCTCTGAGATCGCTTCGATGATGCCCTCGGGCTCATTAGCGCCGCCGCCCTGAATCGCGGCCGCGTCAAGCGCCTGCGCCAGAACGAATGCCAGGTCGTTCCGAAGGACGTTTTCGATCGCAACCGAGTTCTGCAGCACAAGACGGCGCGACATATACATCTCGCCGGAAACGGTTTTGGGCGACAGCGAAACCTTGTCGAACGTCGAATCCGACGCCGTGGTCGCGCCGTCTTCGGCCACCCAATAGGCAGTCGGGCCAGCCGTCAGCTTCGGCAGGTCAAGGTTCCCGGTGAGTCCGGAGATGATCGTGGCGCCAAGCTGCTGGATCGCCATCGTAGGACGAAGGCGATCGATCATGCCGCCCAAGTTCGTTGCGACGGTATTGCCGGCGGAGCCGCCCGTGGTCATTGCGCGCTGTTCGCCGAAGATCACGCTGGTCGGGATCATCACGCCGCGCACTTCCCGGCCCTTCGAAAGCTCCTGGTGAACTTCGCGCTCACGGCCGGTCAGGCCATCCGCGCCTTCGCGAAGTGCCTTGGTAACGCTGAACTCGCGGGTCTCCGCCTCGAAGCGCTGGTCAGGTTCGGCCTGCTCGGCGCGCTCAAATTCAGCCAGCGTTGCGGCGCGCTTGATGTCCCGGTCGAGCTTGCGGACTTCGGCCTCAAGGGCGTCGAAGGTTTCGGGGTTGTTGACAGCGGCCTTCATCTCTGCGATTTTGCCGGCGCGCTGCTCTTGAAGCTGATGAACGTTCATGTTTGTCCTTTCGAGACAGGTGGTAAAATTGGAGCCGGTTGCTTTCCAGGGCGATGCCGGCCCGTTGCTTTCCGCAGCTATTGCTGCGGGCTTCCTTCCGCACATGGCAGAAGAAACACGAATAGCCCGCACGGCAGATGCCGGCAGGCTGAAAACTCTAGCTATGTGGTGCGCCTCCCGTTGAAGCGCGGCCATGAAGGCCTTGATGCATTCCGGCTCCCCGTGCTGCCGGTTATTGTCCCGCAAATCTGCGGTGTTCTTCTGGCGGCCAATGCCGCGAATCAGTCGGAAAACCCGATCTGACAATAGGATCGCACAGCTTTGTGTCTATTTTATGGAAATCGCTTGACTTTTCCATAAAAACATGAAGCTGCACCCCTCTTATATAGGGTGAGCAGCTTCAATATCGTCAAGTCCGGATATAAAAAATTTCAGGCAAGCTGCATTGCAACCTTAGTCTGTGTCGTACCTTTCCCATTCACGCTTCAGGGTCTCGACCAGCGCCTTGACACGATACGCCTGCTCGGCAGCCAGATCCTCGAAGGTTTCGCAGAAGCCGTAAGGCGCGGCCTTCTTGACCACCGCGACATTTTTCTCGACCTCCTCTGAAAGCCAGCACAGGATGCGGACTGACTTTTCCAGCGAAGCAATCGTGCCCTCTATCTCAAGCCATGAGGTCTTGTTGCTCGAACTCTGCGTCGTTTTTGCCACCTTGTATTCCCCATATTGAGGTCGAGCACCATGCTCGACCGAAAATCTCGATCGCCATGTGTTTCTCCTCAATGTGGTAGTGGCTGCGCGTGCTCGCGGATGGTGCGGCCGCGACGCAGTTGGCAACATACTTGATCGAGCCGAATCCGAAGTCAAGACCACGAGGAAGTTGAAACCTCCTCGTGGGTCTATTTTACCTACGGCGATCAGCCTCTTCCCTGAGCGCCGCAATCGCCATCTGCACATTCGCGAGTTCAGCGGTTATCTGGTGCAATCTTGCCGGTTCCTTTTCCTTGACGCTCCGACCAGTCTGCACTCGAGATTCGTAGATCAGTTCGTCCACGAGATTTTCTCGACTAGCCTCCATCTTCGGGATGAACTCTAATATGTCGGTCTTGCTCGCTTCCATTTCTCAAGCCCCCTTCACGCCGCCAGCAAACACGCCGGCAGTTCCTCCGGCTCATGTCGAGCCGCGATTGATTGAGCCATAGCAAGCGCGACAAGTCCATCTATACGACCCGCCGCCTTCGCCTTGTCGAGCTTGCGCGCGCCGGCCGCGTCTTTCGTGATCACTGCATTGGCGGCGCACATGGTCAGAACCGGGTTGCCTCCATGGCGCAGTTTCGCCTCCGCGACGGCCCGCTCCAGCGTGTCCACGGCGGGAGACATGTCCTTAAAGCCTTGGCCATGAGGAACAAGTTCCATAGCTGCGCCGATCCGGTCCAGTTCCCGGCGAAGGTCTTCGATGCGCCAGCGGTCATAGGCGACGGCCTGAATGTCGAACTGGGCTGCATCCTCGGCCATCTGCTCCGCCACGAAGCCGGGATCGATCGTGCTGCCCGGTATCAGGGTTATATGCCCCATCTGCGCCCACACGTCATAGGGAACTCGATCGGCCTCGGATTTCTCCATGATGCCGTTTTCCGGGAGGAAGAACCGCGGCAAGACGTGGATCGTCCCGTCGTCCATGGGGAAGACCAGAACCCATGCGGTCAGGTCGCGCGCTGCGCTCAGGTCCAGCCCGCCGAAGCATGGTCGACCCTTCAGCACCTCTATGTCGAACTCGCCGCCGCAGGCCTCCCATTCGGCCTTCGCGATGAACCTGACGTGAGCGGCAACACGCTGGTTGAGAATCTTATTGCGAAAGTCCTGCATCTTCGACGGAATCCGCTCGGCCTGCGCCGCCTGCCGGGCCACGTCTTCCTCCGATCGGAAGTCGCCCAATGCCGGATTCGCCTTCAGCCAGGTTTCGCGGTCCATCGGATCGTCGGTCTCCGGCGCTGTATATAATGTCAGGTGGAACGACGGATCGTCCACCTCGCCGGCCTGGACCTTCAGGCCATAATCGATCAGCGTCGAAAACACGTGGTTGTCGTCAGGCGCCTGCGTGCTGATCGCCACGAGAAGGGGATTATCCCGCGCGCCCATGGCGGAGTCCAAGGCGTCATATAGATCGCGTTTCGGCGCATAACCAAGCTCGTCCACGACCGTAAAGCTCGGGCTCAAGCCCAGCTTCGTCGTGGCGTCTGACGACAGGGCCGCGAAGATCGAGCCCTTGCCCTGTCCTTCCAGCACCTCGATCTCCTTGCGAAACCGGATGATATTGCACCGGGCATCAAGTTCGGGGTGCTGGCCGATGATGGCGACCATCTCCGCGAACATCTTTCCTGCCTGGAAACGGTCATTCGCCGCCGCATAGCATTCCCCGCGCGGCTCGGCCTCCGGGCCGGCCAGATGGCATAGAGCCAGCCCAGCCGCGATTCCGGTCTTGCCGTTCTTCCGGGCCATCGACAGAACTGCTGTCCGGACGGGGCGGTTTCCATGCTCGTCTTCTCTATATACCGCCTCCAGAAACTCGCGCTGCCAATCCCGCACGATCATCTTCGTCCCGGCCATCTTTCCGGCCGTGACCGGAAGGTCTTCAAGGAAGGCTATGACGCGCTCGACGCGAGACAGGCCCTCCGCTTCCCACGGCAAGGTTTCGCGCAGCTTTGGCGACAGGATGCCGCCCTTTCCCTTAGGCTTCGCGCCTGGTCCTCTCAGGCCCATTCAAGCCTCCCGATCTCTAGTTGCGAATGAGTCGCAAGAAACTAAGTCAATTCGCGACTCCCGCGCCGGTCCAGCGCCCGTCGATCCCAGTCCTGCGAAGGCCCCGGCCTCGTCGTCGCCACACAGCGCCACAGCGCGGCCCGCTGGCGCGTCCCAGCCTTCCGGGTCGATAGGGTTCCCATTCACATCAAAGCCCTTCAGTGCCCGCCTGAAGCCCGATGCATTGGGATGGTCGACCGCATTGGTCTTGATGTTGTGGCAGGCCGCGCACATGCTCATGAGCTGGTCGAGCGGCGGGAACGGATCCCCGCCTTTCTCGATCGCCACGATATGGTCGACGGTATCCGCCGGCTCCACGATCTCCCGGCGCAGGCAGGCCTCGCATAGCGGCTGGTCGACCAGCTTCGCTTTCCGCAGGCGCCGCCATGTGCTGGTGTTATAGGGCCACTTGCTCATGCTGACCTCCGCTGAAGAAAGGTCAGCTTGGCAGGGTCGAAGTCGTCGTGGGGGCCATGAGGGGAAGACGGCTCCGGCACCGGCTCCAACATTGTGCATGTCGATGAAGAACCGTGCTCGGAATACATGTTCCCCGACGACACGGCCTCACCATCCTTTGCCGCAGCATAGGCGTTGCCAACCGTTACCGGCTCGACATTCCGGGGGGCGGTAACACTGGTAACAGTGGTAACACTTCCCTCCTCCCGCTCTTCATCCTCATGGCCCTCATTCAAACTGTTACCAGTGTTACCACTGTTACCGGTGGTAGTGGTATCAGTGCCGGTAACAGTCAGATCTGGGTGAATATACTTGCCATAGCCCGATTTCTGCACTTCTCCGGCCGCTGCCATGGTGAAAAGCAGCTTCCGAACGTTACCGTCCTTCATGCCGGTAACAGTTGCGATAACACTTGGCGACATGGCCTCGCCCGCCTCCAACAGCGCCTGCAAGATGTTACCGCGTTCATCCGAACGGCGGACTTCGGTAACACTTCCCTGCACGATCCACTTCGCCGTGGTCTTGTCGAACGTCACCGCGCTCTCGATCTCCTCGATGTCGCGGCCTCGGCCGTACAAGGTGCAGCCCTGACTATTGCGGTCGAGGACCAGCGTCGTATCGGCAGCACCGGACAGCCCGAGCGAGCCCGAGACGGTCTCGAACGGATCGCCGGACTCCGACTGCGACTTGCGGGTGTGGTGGACGATGACGATCGCCACGTTGCGCTTCGACGCGATCTCTTGCAGGTCTTTGATCGCGCGGTAGTCGCCATCGTATAGCTGCTCCTTCCCGCTGCGGACGGGTCGGAACTGCGCCAGCACGTCCACGATGACGAGACGGGCGCGCGGATGATCGTCCAGCCACTCCTCGATGTACCGGAGTCCACCATCATTCGCTCGGGGCCACTCGGTCGCATAGTGGAAGGCCTCGGGCCAGTCCTTCGTCACGAGGGCCGGCATCAGCTTCTTGATGCGGCTATGCAGGCGGCGCTGATTGTCTTCGAGTGCCAGCATCAGGACATCACCCTGCTCGCACTCGATCCCGCCAAGGCAGGTTCCGCCACGGGCAACGGCAAGCGCCATTTCCATTACCATCCAGCTTTTCCCGAGCTTGGGGCGGCCGGCGAGAAGCGTACAGCCTTCGGCGATATAGCCGGGGACCACATACTTGATCGGCGCGAAGGTCATGTTCCTGAGCGCAGCGGCTGTGCCAATGACCGGACGTTTCGGATCGGCCTTACTGGTCGCTCCGGCGACGTACGCGAGCAGATCGTCTTTGCCGTGGCCGAGATCCAGATAGTCGGACACGTCGCCCTTTTCAGGCAGCATCGGGAAGTGGACCGATCGCACCGAAGCGGCCGTGCCCTTCAGCGCGGCGTGGACCTGATCGGCATGTTTCCGGCCGGGCTCGTCGTTGTCCGCAAGGATGATGACGTTCTTGCCGTTGAACCAATGGTTCAGTTCCGGACGCCATTTTCCCGCTCCCTCTGGCGCGCTCGTGGCCACGAGACCGAGACCAGCGAGGCGATCTGCATCCTTCTCACCCTCAACGATGTAGACTGTATCGGCCGCGATCACTTCGGGCAGGCGGTAGGGAATGCGAAGCTGTTGTGCGCCCTTCACCCATGCGGAGCCGTTCCATGAGTGCTGATAGAACGACTTGCCTACGGGCCGGTGGACCTTGGTCACGCGCAAGTAGGGCTCGCCGTGCTCGTCACGATAGACGAACTGCGGATCGGCAGGACGTTCCACCCTCCCGGGCTTCCATGCCGGGAGACCCGCGGCCTGGCGCACATAGTCACGGCAGGCAGCCGGATCGTCCTCAGCGAAGCTGTTGACCACGAAGCCTTCCGGGTTGCTGGGATCGTTCTTTACGGACAGCGAGCGGTCGTCTTTCCCGTGGCCGGGGCCGGGCACGAGGCAAGCATTGCCGCCGACCAGCATGTCACCATGCAGGGCGTGGCAGACAGTCTGTGCGATGTTCAT